GATATCGGGGAAGCATTATACAGGCGACGCACAACCGGTTGGTTAGGCGAGCATTATGGCTTCAAAAAAGATTACAAAGAAAAAGACAACAAAGCGGGCCAAGGCGAAAGCCATTCCCGCTGTTCGACATCTCCGATACGATGTGACTAATAGTGGGACTCCTGGAACAGAGACGTCCCATTTTATTGACTTAGCGAAAGATCTATCGGCGTTAAACCGAAGATTGTATCGACAAGGCAGAACCTACCACGTTAGAAAAGTGACCGTAGTTTCACGTGACACTTTGGCTGGTTTTACCACTGACCCTCCTGGTAAAGCTAACGCTGGTAGAATCTCTTTCTCCACTGTTCCTAATTCGTGGGTTGCACGTGGAGCATGGAAAAGAGGATTCAAGACTTGGAATTTGATGAATAAAGAGGCTACTCGCAATTTGACAAATGACATTTCTGGTAAGTGGGCAGATTTCAAAGTCTATTTGACTTATGATATGATCAGTGGAACCAAGCTTGTCCCAATTGACAATGGTGGTAACACTCCGACAAGCGGAGTTTGGACGTATTCCAATTACATCTCTCCAGATGGAACTACGGCAAGCGACGAATTTCAGATACACCTGATGGGTGCAACCGTTGGTTCACCCGGGTCAGTAGTAAGCGCTGGTCTTATCGAATCCTTCGGTAATACTAGAGCTACTGTCAATCTTGATGAACCAAACATCTCTGGGGAAGCGAAGGACGATCCACTTCTGAACGTCTTCGATTACGGAACTACTGTCGATGAAGTAATAGATCAATTAATTCAAGACAATGATAATCCTCCATATGATAATGATGATTATCCAGGCGGTGCTACTAATATGCCTAAACCATTAGTTGTTGTCGATGGCACTGTTGCCGATGGCTCCACAACTCTTGGTGGCTTCGAGTCCGTTTGCGGGCTTATCGAAGTTGAATGTAACTCTCCAGTTGCAAATGACGTTTGGTCTGTACTCGTAGAACTTGCCCCTGGTAAGTATCGAGGAATTAAAGCTGAGGCGATCTGATGGTTGAATCTTCAACGATCGCAGCAGATGCAATTACAGCTACAAAAACAGCAAGTGTTTTGGAGCATATCGTGGAACGACGTATAGAGTATCTTGTAGCTACTCTTATCGCTCACCAGATGGGAGTTTTAGATTTCCTTCTGGTATACGGCTCTGGCGTATGTGCATAAAGAGACTTTAACAACCGTAGGGCATTTGTGTATACACAAGTTGATATAGTCGATTCTTTCATGTAGACACATGGGAGATGGAACTATCGGAACAGCGAATGATCGAATGAGCGGAAACCACGTAGGTCACATTGTGATTAAACATGATGATGGTACCTTTGAATGTTTAACGTGTGGTGAAGAGGAATGAAATTGTATTGCAAGATTAAAGTGGACGGCAAATGGAACTGGTATGTTGGCGATGATCCTTGGAAAGTCGCAACAGCCAGAGCTCTTTGTGAATGCCGAGTTTGCCGACCAGGTAAACCTGTCATCGACAGCAGGGAGGAAGAGGAGTGACACCTCACTTCTATCCCCCAACACTTGCGGTTCGTCGACACGAAGCACGTAGAAATGTATCATTTCACGTGCATTCGTTAAGACGAATTTTTGTCCGTCATCGACCTCAGGGAGATGTCGCAACAAAATTTAGCAAGGCGCACCCTATCTATTCTTGGTTAATAGGGTGCGCAAGTGTAAAAAAAAATATTTAATTACTTTGAACGGGAGGCAGTAGTATGAGGTGCTGTGATAATCCACATTTGATGGATGAACATGACCCATGCGGATGCAAAAATGAAGCCTGCTTCAACTGTAACTCAATACGGATCATTGGTCTGTGTGAGGAACATAAGCAGGTGGAATAGGAATGTCCTTCCACAGCATGATTTCGCTTTGTGAAATAGGGCATTACAGGTTGACTCATAAATGGACGAATTATCTTCAGGATAAGATAAGCAATTCTCAAACTCGAGAATGCTGGTGGCCATTGATGATGGAAAATGGTTTCATCGCTTACGAGACCAAGCGTTGTGGTATGCGAACTTGCTGGGCTTGCCAGTATAGAAACAGATCTAAACTTAGAGCTACTGTTTCTGATTTTATTCAGAAAGAAGTCAAACCGAATACTCATCGATATCGGTTCGTTACCTTGACTCTACCAGGGTCATGGTATTCTGTCCGGCACGCAAGTGTCGAAGAACAACTCCAAGTTATACGTAAGAGCTTCAAAAGTTTACGTGGAAAGTTGAAGCGCAGGGGATTTCCAATAAGTGGGTTCTATTGCATTGAGATTGAGAGTTCGAATTCTCAATATTGGCATACCCACGTCCATATGATCATTCGATGGAAGAATCAAGACTACAGTGAACTCAAAGAGATGTGGACCAAGAGTGTTGATCGCAAGACTCTGGCACATCTGATTAATTGGGAATTAGACCCCAATAATCAGAGAACTGTACAGGTAGACCGCATTTCAGATTCTAAAATAGCGGATTACCTAACGAAAGTGACGAATTATGTCACGAAAGTGAACGATTTCTCGCATAATCAGCGGGATATCGGGGAAGCATTATACAGGCGACGCACAACCGGTTGGTTAGGCGAGCATTATGGCTTCAAAAAAGATT